GTTTTTTATCCTCATCCGAAGAATTAGCACTTTAGTGTTCTAGTCCCTTAATACACTTATTAGGAGTCAATACCATGAGAGGTGCGAAACCGATACCTACTGCGATCCATGAAAAAAATGGTAATCCAGGAAAAATAAACCTTAACGCACGCAAGGCAGCTGAACCTCAGAGCCGAGACCATTCTGGAGAATCCCCAGTCGATCTCTCTGACCGTGCGCGAGAAACATGGAACCGCATCGCCCCTGCGTTAATGGAGATGCGAGTCCTAACAGAAGCGGATCACTATGCGCTTATTGAGCTATGCGAATTGTTGGCCGATTCCGCGGAATATCGGGAATCCCTCCGTCGTTTACGCGCCGACGATCCTGAAGGCGATTTGATTTGCGCTTCCAAAACCGCACATCCATATTTTAATATGCGTCATAAAACCATCGCTTTAGTGATTCGACTAATGACGGAATTCGGATTGACGCCGTCGAGTCGAACCCGCATTGCGGTCCAACAATCCGAAGAGGCCGACGAATTGGATAAATTTCTGACCGATCTAACCCGACCAAACTGATCCGACGTGTTGCGAACGAAACAATCGAAATTGCAATTATGGCCGAAGGTCGTCGAAAACGATATTAGTATCCGCCCTGAATTCAGGGACGGGTTTTGGTTATATGCGATCGGTAAACCGGCTACCGAAAATCGACAATACGGACGGGCGGTTGCATTGGCCGAATCCGCCCATTGGGATGCTGGTTGGATTCGCTCGTCTGCGGATGTTTGGGCGGTTATCGATGGATGTTGGTTTGACGAACGGACTGCCTTGATGCGGGCGGATTTTTTCGAGAGATTTCTACGGCTGACAAAAGGCAAATGGGCGGGTCATCCGTTTCGATTGCTCGATTATCAGCGGTACGATATTGTGATGCCGTTATTCGGATGGAAACGACGGGACGGCACCAGGCGCTACCGTAAAGGTTCCTGTTGGATGCCGAAGAAAAACGCGAAGTCGGCATTATGTTCCGGTATTGCGATCTTGATGTTGTTGATAGATTTCGAATCCAGCCCGGAGGTCTACACGGCCGCTGGGGACCGGCAACAGGCCACCATCGTACATGGCGAATCGGCCAAAATGATTCGCCGTAGTCCGGCGCTTCGGGATAGATTCCGAATTCTAGATAGCACCAAAACTATTCATTGCGATAGAAACGACGGCGTATATCGCGCATTGAGCGCGGACGCCGCCCTACAAGAAGGTCTAAATTGGTCATGTGTTTTATTTGATGAACTTCATGTCCAGAAAAATCGAACCCTCTATGACGCCCTTGTCGGTGGCGGGGTAGCGCGTGAACAACCGCTATTTCTGAGTATTTCGACTTCTGGCGTATACGATAAATATGCGCTTGGTTGGGATGAATGGGAATATAATCGCAAAGTACGTGACGGCATTATTGACGATTGGTCTTACTTCGCCGTCGCCTACTATGCGGATCGTGATGCGGATTGGCGCGATCCGGTTGTTTGGCTACGCGCAAATCCCGGATTGGGAATTACGATTAATCGGCCAAACTTCGAGACCCTATTCAGAAGCGCGGTCAATAGCCCGGCAAAACAAAATCAATTCAGACGGTATCATCTAAACCAATGGACCCAACAAGCGGAACGGTTCATCGATATTACGAAATGGGAATCTTGTGAATCGGAATTTACCGAAGCGGAACTCGAAGGACGTTCATGTATTGCGGCCTTCGATGGTAGCAACAAAATAGACCTTTGTAGTTGGGCGTTAGTATTCCCGCCATCGTACGATAATGAACCCGTTAAGGTGCTTGTACGTTCATGGGTGCCTGGCGCATGCGTACCCGAGCGCGTACACGATGACCGGGTACCGTATGATTTATGGATCGAACAGGGCTGGATAAAACCAATTCCCGGCAATGTGATTGACCGTAGACAAATATTCGACGATACGATGGAGGATTCCAGACGATTCAATATTATGCAGATCGCTTCCGATCCGGCCTGGCGCGGCGACCTCGAAATATGGTGGGCCGATGAAGGGTTGGAAGTTTTGGATTTTCTTCAATCCATGCGTAACTATACTCCCGCCCTTAGCGAATTAGAAGCCATGATATTAGAAAAACGTATTGCGCATGATGGGAATCCGGTTTTACGTTGGAGTATGGATAATTTGGTAATTAGGACCAATCATAGAAAGGAAATGATGCCGGACAAAAAAGAGGCCACGGAACGTATCGACGCCGCCGTAGCCCTATTGATGGCATTGGCCCGGTACGTCGTACGCGATCCGAATGAGGGGGTAAGCATGTACGAGACAACGAAGATTTCGTTTACATGAAGTGCCCATTTTGCGGACATCCTAATTCTAGGGTTATCGATAGTCGGAGCACCGATAACGATACCAAGAATCAATCGATTCGTCGTCGTCGTGAATGCGGTAAACGCGATTGCCACCAACGATGGACAACTTATGAGACTAAATCCGATATGCCGATAGGCGAATTACACTCGAAATTAGAACACATTCAAAGACTCGCGGATGAACTCCTAAATACCTATATATAGCGTTCGGTTTACCCAATCTACGCAATATATAGAAACCGAGATTTCCTTCCTTATAATAATCTCGTGAACGCCGAAATAATCAGGTTATCGGAAATGCGTCGGGCAGAATCCGAACGTCGTGATGCTATTAGGCGTATCCGCGAAGCCAATCGGAAGTTACGCGAATTGCGCGAATCGGAAAAATCGAATCGAACAGGGTAGCCCTTTCGACCAGAATCCTCCTGGTTGTCGGCCCTCGTGAACGCGCCGGAAACGACGCGTCGCGGGGGTTTTTGTTTTGAGGTTAGCGGAGTCCAAATATGGCGGACGTAATAAAGTTTTGTAGGGATTTCAAACTCTCCGAAATCAGGGCCGAGAACGATACGAATTCTCGCAAAGTCGCCGGTTACGCGGCGGTGTTCGATTCTCCGTCCGAACCTATCGGCGGCATGTTTATCGAAATTGTCCGGCCAGGCGCGTTTACCAAAACACTCCAGGAAGCCGATGTGGTGGCGCTTTGGCAACATGATACAAACGAACCGCTCGGACGCCGCAGTAACCAAACCCTCCTATTGGGCGAAGACGCGCATGGTCTGCGATTCGAGCTCATATTACCGGACACTACGCGGGGGCGCGATGCTTATGAATTAGTGAAGCGCGGAGATATTCGGGAAATGTCTTTTCAATTCCGCGTAGTTAAAGAACGCTGGGAACGTAATCTACAAACCAATATGGATACAAGGGAATTGTTAGAGGTCGGGCTTATCGATGTATCGCTTATAACGTTTCCCGCGTATCGGGCCACCGAAGTAGAAGCGCGCGCGATTATGCAATCCCATAAGCCGATTCAGGACGAACAGCGCATATGTGCAGCGTGTGGCGCTGCACTTAGTCAAGGCGGTAATATGGATACCCCAATCACTGCGGAGCCGGGGACCAGCGCGAACCACTCCGAAGCCGGTCAGGATGTTCTGATTACGCAACGTGAAACCGAACAAAATCTACTAGAACGGGAGTTAACGCTATGTTCGATTTGAAAAAACTCCTCGAACGGCGGGTGCAATTGGTAGCGGAAGGGCGACAAATTATCGATAAAGCCCGAAGCGAAAATCGCGATCTGACCGCCGAAGAGGACGCAAACTGGAAACGATGCACCGTCGATGTGCAAAGAATAAAAGACGATGTGGACCGCGAAGAGCGGCAACGAATCGTCGAATCCGAACTCGTAAAGCCTATCGGAGAAGCGATAGAGAATCGAGAATCGAAAACCGAAGGCGATGAGAAACGCGCGATTAAGACCGGGCGCATACAAGCGACGGAAAAATATCACGATACGTTTTTACGCTTTCTCGTGCGCGGCCCCGGTGCTGTCAATGGCGACGAATTTCGCGCCCTACAGGCCGATAGCGACGAAGCGGGCGGCTACCTCTATGCAAGCGAAATGTTTGTCAACCGTCTGATTAAGGCGGTTGATAATCTCGTCTTTTTGCGCCAATGGGGGACCGTAATGTCCGTGACAAGTTCCGATTCGTTGGGGTTTCCGTCGCTCGATGCCGATCCCGCCGATGCGGATTGGACCACGGAACTACAAACCGGGTCCGAAGATTCCACTATGGATTTCGGCAAACGTGCGATGACGCCGCATCCGTTGGCGAAGCGCATCAAAGTCAGCCGAAAACTGCTACAAAAGACACCGAGTGTCGAGGAATTGATCGTCAGCCGATTGGGATACAAATTCGGTGTTACGATGGAAAAAGCGTTCTTGACCGGCACCGGCGCACAACAACCACTCGGTATATTCACGGCCTCCGCGAATGGAATCAACACAGACCGCGATGTCAGCACGGGTAATACGACGACGTCCGTTACGTTTAATGGACTCAAAACCGCAAAATGGACGTTGAAACAACAGTATCTTAATCGTTCACGGTGGTTGTTCCACCGCGACGCGGGCGCGCAAATCGACAAACTCGTGGATGGCCAGGGTCAGTATTTGTGGCAGGTCAGTACGCAAGTCGGATCGCCCGATACGTTATTCGGCAGACCGTGTTTTTTCAGCGAATACGCGCCGAATACGTTTACTACCGGACTGTATGTCGGCATGATTGCGGACTTCTCGTACTATTGGGTAGCCGATGCGCTTTCGATGCAAATGCAGCGGCTCGAGGAGTTGTACGCCGAAACCAATCAGGTCGGGTTCATCGGTAGACTGGAATCCGATGGTATGCCGGTTTTGTCCGAAGCGTTTGTACGCGTCAAACTAGCCTAAAGGAGAATACGATGAACCTGTTGAAAAATACAAAATGGTATCATTTGGCCGTCGCTGTCGTCGCCGCGAGTAATACGGATGACGATAGCGCGATCATCGATACCGCAGGGTATGAGGGCTGCGTGTTCGTAACGGAATTAACCGACTCTGCCGCAACGGGTGTTGCGACGATGACGGTTGAGCAAAATACCCTGGATAGCGCGTCCGGTATGGCCGCATTGGGCGCAACGGGCGTCGTAACGAAAACCTGTACGGTAAACGATGACATCAACAGTACGTTACTTGTCGTCGATTGTTATCGTCCCCGTGAACGTTATTTGCGGGTTAACCGCACGAGCGCGACGGCCAATATCGCGTTTGGTCCAGTGATCGCAATCCTATACGGGCCGCGTGTCGCGCCGGTTTCACAGGATACGGCCGAAGTTTCGGATAGCGATACCGCGGTATCGGCTGCCGAAGCGTAACCGAAGATGAATCGAAGCCGGAGTCCCGTCGCGGGACTCCGGCACAAACACGAAGGATTGCCAAAATGAAGAAAACGTTTATCGGCATAACGTGCCTTGCTGTTGGCGGGGTACTGAGTTTCGTCGGTGGCGTGTCGGCGCAAAACATCGCGAACTACATGGACCAGGGCGGCGCAACGTGGCATATCGGGTCCGGGGGCGACCTCCAGGTTGACTCCGGGGGTACTATCGACATCGAAAGCGGAGGCACTCTCGAAATCGCCGGTGTAGCGATTACTGCTACTCCTGCGGAAATCAACAAACTCGCCGGCGTTACGGCAGGGACGGCGACGGCCAGTAAAGCTGCTGTGTTGGGCGCTAACAAGGACTTGGATACGATCCGTATCAACGATCTATTGAAGCTCAACCCTACGGATACCGAACCCGCGAGCGCGGAAGGAAATCTCTATTGGGACGATTCCGAGAATGCGCTGAAAGTCTACAGTGGCGCATCATGGGTGGCGTTGAGTGCCGGGTCCGGCGACAACACGCTAGACGATGCCTACGATCAGGGTGGCGCTGGGGCCGGACGCACCATTACGGCGGATACGGGTGCAGTCGTGATTACGAATACGGATGCGGACGCGGCATTCGTATTGTCTCTGACCCCGACACCCGGTAGCGCGGCAGCGCTGGGCGGACTTAATATTACATCGGGCGCGAACTCTACCGAGGATGCGATTCAGATCAATAACTCCGGGTCCGGGTCCGATATTCAGGGTAGCGGCTCGTTGTGGAATATCAGCAAGGCCGGTGTCGGAACATTCGCGGACGTGCAGGCGACTACCGCAACCGTGTCGGGCGTTCTGACGGCAAGCGGTGGCGTGACGTTGGCGAACGGCGGAACGGTAACGAACGACACCAATAACGAAATCGAATTCACGGAAAATTCCGAGGAATTCGCGCTTGCGTTTTCGTCCAACACCATAACGCTTGAAACCGATACCCTGATCGATACACTCGCATTCGGGGTTATCGATGACCTGACGGGCATCGGCACAGTAGCGTTCGATGCGGCGGCTGCTTCTATATCGCTCGCAGCAGACGGCGCGGCGGACGACCTGACGATTCAGGTTACGGGAGCGCAGAATTCCAGTCTCGTGCTCGCCAGTGCCGGCACTGGCGCGGATGCGATGCAACTTGAGACCACGGCGGGCGGCATCGACATTACGAATGGCGGCGCGGCAGCGGGCGAAGACCTTGATGTATCGAGCACGAATGCGAGCGTCAATATTACGGCAGGCGAGAGCGCGACAGACTCTATCGTGGTCAGTTCGACTATCGGCGGTATCGATATTACGGCTGCGGCTGCGGGCGCTGGCGAAGACATCGATATTACGGCGAACGGTTCGAGCGTCAACGTAACCGCCACCGAAAGCGCAATCGATTCGATAGTTATAAGTTCGAGTAATGGCGGCATCGACATCACGGCGGCGGCGGCTGCGGCGGGCGAAGATATCGACATATCCGCCGTAGGATCGAGCGTCAATATCTCCGCTACGGAAGCGATTGAGGACGCGATTGTCATTAATGCGAATGCGGACGGCGCTGGGATCAATATCAGCGCGCAGAACGACATCGATATTGCGATGACGAACGGCGCGGCGGGCGAAGACATTACGATATCGAACACGGGCGGGTCTGTGAACCTGTCCGCTACGGAAGATATTGCGGACGCGGTAACGATTGCCGCGACTACGGGCGGTGTCGATATTACGGCGGATGGCGCTGCGGCGAGCGACCTGGACCTTGTTTGTACGAACGGGTCCGCGAATCTGAGCGGCGGCGAAGACGCGGCGGATGCAATCGTCTTATCGGCGGGCGCGGGCGGTATCGATATCAGCGCCGTAGGTGAGGCGACTCAGGACATCGATATTACGAATACGGGCGGGTCCGTCAACGTAACCGCTACCGAAAATGCCGCGAATGCGATCTACGTTCACGCGAACGGCGGCACTACGGAGACGATCAAGATTCACGCCGATCAGGGCGATACCGTGACTTCGATTGAAATCGTTTCCGATGATGGCGGTATCACTATCGATGCCGGGGCGGATGACGACATCAATGTGACAAGTCCGCTCGATGTGGATGATGCGATTGTCGGCGACGGCGGAGGCGCGATTAGCGGAATGCTCCAAACGGTAACGAACGACGCCGATGGAAAAACGGTAGCGATAGCGGAATCCCAAACCGCACAGACTAATGCTGGCGCTATAGGGGGCGGTATCTGGAATTTACCGGAAGCGAGCACCGCAATCGGCGCGCAGTTTACGTTTGTCTGTATGGCGGCTCAGAACCTAGACGTAAATCCCGACAATGCGGATCAGATTCTCGGTCTTGCGAGTGCGGCTGGCGATGCGATCCGTAACGCTACGGCGGGCAATACGGTGACGTTGCTCGCTGTCGATGCAACGAATTGGGTTGTGGTTTCGAGCTACGGCACATGGACCGATGTAAATTAACGCGCAACGTCCGACTAAACGAAAGGGCGTTATGTGCGTGGTTGGATCAAAAGAGCGCTTAAATACACGGGTTTACACCCGCGAGACCCGGCGCTCATACAATTACTGAATCTCGGTAGCGAATCCAGTAGCGGCGTGATGGTCGATGAATCCGTCATGCTGTCCGGCACGGCGGTCCTACAGGGTATCCGTATTATTTCCGAAGGCGTCGGAATGTTACCGTTAGTGCTGTATCGGAGGTTGGAACGCGGTAAAGCGCGTGCTACCGAACATTCGTTATACGCTCGATTACATCGCAATCCGAACCCCGAACAGACCATAGCGGAATTCAAGGAGCGGATGCAGGCGAGCGCGATTGTGTACGGACGCGCCTATGCGCAACTCGTGTTGCGTGGTGACGGACAAGTTGCCGAAATGTGGCAACTGTATAGCCACCGGATGCGACGGGAGAAGAAAAATGGTGTAGTCCGTTACTTGTATACGACGGATAACGGCGTTTCGGTTCTACGGCCCGAAGAGGTGTTTCAGATCAATGGGTTTAATCTGAATGGTATTATGGGACTGAAACTACTAGAAGTCGGCGGAGAAACAATCGGACATGGCGAAGCTTTGCGCCGTTACGGTTCAAAGTTATTTCGGAACGGTGCGTTATCTCGCGGGTTTATGAGCACGGCAGGAAAACTAAGTCCCGAAGCGGCCCAACGACGTTCCGAGGAAATCAGTGCCCAATACGGCGGTCTGGAAAATTCCCATAAGATTGCGATCTTCGGCGAGAAAATGGAATGGCAGAATATGGGTATTCCGCCGAACGACGCACAATGGATCGAATCCAGACGATTCAACGTATTGGAAGTCGCCCGGCTATTGAATATCAAACCGCATCTTTTAATGGACCTTGAGCGCGCTACGTTTAGTAACATCGAAGCGCAGGGCGAAGAACACGTTCGCTATACGCTCAATCCGTGGTTGGTAAAATGGGAGGAACGTATTTCGCTCGATATGTTGCCAGAAGCGGAACGGGGCACGTATTTTGCGGAATTCATGCGTGACGCGCTATTGCGCGGCGATACGATTGCGCGGTTTCAGGCATATCAGATTGGCATACAATCGGGCATTATGACCCGTAACGAAGTGAGCGAAAAAGAAAACCTATACCCGCTCGATGGATTAGACGAACCCTTGCAACCATTAAATATGATCCCGGTAGGACAAAAACCGCTGCCGCCAAAACAACAAAACGATATGCCGGAAATGCCGGAAATGCCGGATAATATGAAACCGATACGCGGACAGAATCGTTCGATTGAGGTTCGCGCCCAGGCGCGCGTACGTGTGCGCGATGCTTTTCGTCCTGTGTTCCGGGACGCCGCACAACGTTTAGTCAAACGTGAAGTGCGTGAAATTCGTAAGCGATTAGCCGATGAAAAACGGGATGCCGCATCCGATTTATCCGTATGGTTGGAAGATTTCTACCAGAAATTCGGACCTGCGGTCAGGGATAACATGCAGGCGGCAGTACAGAGCATGGCCGCCGCCGTCGCCGCCGCCGCATTAGCCGATATAGGAGACCTTACACAGGTCCAATTAGCGGCTGCGGTAGATAATTATCTTGGTGCATTGTCGGCGCGGTATACGGGAAGCAGTTTAGGACAATTGCGAAGCCTGTTGGATAGCGACGATTTTCAAGGCGCGGTAGAAGGGCGGTTAACCGAATGGTTGGATAAACGTCCTAACAAAATAGGCAATCGTGAAACGACGCAACTTGAAGGGTATGTGTCGCGTGAGGCGCTAAAACAAGCCGGGGTTACTAAGTTTCGCTGGGTAGCGATTGGCCAAACATGCCCGATTTGCATGGAAATCGATGGTAGGATTGTCGGGTCCGAAAGTCCGTTCGTATACGAGGGCGAATGGTTGAATCCGAATGAACCCAAACAACCCCGCGAAGAAGATACGAAGATTAGCTTAAAATCCAGACATAATGTATTTCATCCGCCGCTTCACGACGGATGCGATTGCATTATTCTACCGGAGTAATAGAGATGTCATATGTAAATAGAATCGCAGTGACGGTAACGACGGCAGCGGATGGGACCGCGACCTCATATAGCGAAGTCGCAATGGGATTGTTATCGAGTGTGAGTTATGTGAAGACGGATTTCGCCGATGGCGTCGATTTCACGATTACGACCGAAACGACGGGACAAAATGTATGGACGGACACGAATATCAATGCGAGCGGAGTCGTCAATCCGCGTGCCGCAACGCACGATGCGACGGGCGTGGCGTCCTTGTACGCGGCGGCAGGCGAACCCGTGGAAGATTACATTCCGATTGCGAACGAACGAATTAAAATCGTAATAGCCCAGGGCGGGAACGTCAAAACCGGCACGTTTTATTTCGTGCTCATATAAGGAACCCGACATGCGAATCGAACTCAGGACTACAATGGCAGGCCCGAACGGGGTATTTCAGCCGGGCAGTATCATCGATATCGATGATGCCCAGGCCAAACACTTGATCGATACCGGACAAGCAATCGCAGTATTGCAACCCGTAGCGCTTCCGGTGCGTGAAGTCGAAGTCGAAACCGCAACCGAAGAATCGTCTGGCGAACGCGCCGCCATGCGCACGGGGCGTGCCCGAGGCCGATAGATGAATTGCTACGCTACATTAAACGATGTCAAGGCGGACCTCGGCATTACGGCCACATCCGAGGATACGAACATTCTCCGCTACATCGGAGCCGTGTCGCGGGCCATAGACCGCTATTGTTCGAGGCGATTCTATGTCGGTACCGAGACCCGGTATCAGACTCCTGCGCGGGTCTTCGATACGACGAAACTGATGTTCGATGACGATCTTCTGAGTGTTACGACATTTAGCGCCGACAGTGAGGGCGACGGAACCTACGATGGAGAAACATGGACCGAAAATACGGATTATTGGTTACAACCATTCAACGTATTCCCCAAGCTTGGCGCAATCCTGACCCCATTCGGTAATTATGGATTTGTCGTAACGGATCGGTACATTAAGGTCGTGGGTAATTGGGGCTATGGCGATGGGCGAAGCGCGACCCCATACGTTAGCGCCAGTGCGAATCTTACGGCTACGGACGGTAGCACAACAGCCCCTACCGTAAGCGCAATAGGCGGTATTAAGGTTGGGCATACGCTTCTCGTGGAATCCGAGCAAATCTATGTGAGTGCGATTAGTGGAACCACGTTAACCGTGCGGCGCGGTATGAACGGTACAAGCGGCGCTTCGCATGCGGCGAAGGCCGCATATATTTACGAATACCCTGCCGATATTCGGCAATTCTGCGCATGGATGTCCGCGACGGAATTCAAAAATCGCAATAAAGGCGGATTCATGCAGGAACGGATGGGCGATTATTTCTATATGCGCATGGTGAACGATATCGATAAAGCGATGTTGCGGATTCTGGGTCCGTTTATTCGGGGTACGTTATGAGTGTCGCGGGTTTACTTACTATGACGTGTACGATTCGCCGTCGCGCATCGGGAACGAACGATAGCGGAGAAGACAACGGGGCGTTTAGCGATTTGGCAACAAGCGTACCGTGCCGATTATCTCAATTGAGCGGCAAAGAACAATACGAATCGAGTGTCCAGGGGGTTGTGACGCACAAGTTATTTTTTACATATGGGCAGGACATAACGGCACGCGATCAAATTGCGAATATTGTCAATTCCGATGGGACTACGCTCGTATCGGCCGCTGTGGTCGAAATGGTCTACGCCGATCCGGGTGGGATGCAGAGTCACGTAGAGGTATGGTTAAGGGAAGTCCGATGAGAACCGTAACGATGAATTATGGGCGCGACGTTCGGGTTGTTATGCAGTGGGGCGGAGAATTTGTAGATAATCTGACTCGCAAGAAAACGAATGAAATTTTTCTTGCTGGCGCCAAAGAGATTGCGGCGTTAATTAAAACCAATGCACCCGAATCCTTAAAGATGCCAGTATCGGCCAAGCGGCGGCGCGGTTCTAATATAACCGGAGTATCTAAATTCGACATCGTTATAGGCGAAGGAATTCGTGCTGGCAAAACTAATGTCGCGGTTCCTGCGCATATCGAATTCGGAACCCGATATACCGAACCGTGGCCGTTTATGTATCCGGCCTACGATACCGTATTGCCGCAAATTCTCTCTAGACTCCAAGGATGCGTGGATTAATGGCCCCCATTACCATAGAACCGAATCAAATTATCCGGCAAACCCTTATCGCGACCGGCACGGAACTCTATACGCAAATCGGCACGAAAGCCGCCGTACTGAGGAAACAAACCGGCTGGGCGACAACGGATAAATGCGTGGTATTTGTGATTCGCGGCGGCAATACCGACCCCGATATGCCCGTAATGCGGGTATCGGTACAATTCCTCTGTTATGGCGGCGACACCTTGGTGGAAAGCGCAACTACCGTATACCGCGCATTGGTGGATCGGTTAAATGGAGCGAATCGAATCGGCGTAGCGGCAGGCATAATGTTAAGCGCAGTCGAAGAAGTCGCCGGCCAACCTCTTGTTGACCCGGATACGAAAGAAGTATACGTTTTTTGCGCTTACGAAATGGAACTTAGAGGAGCGACCTAACATGGCATACACGGCAATTACGGTGCAGAACGCACTACAGAGCGGGCCGTCTCTCACCTACAGTAACGGTGTAGCGGGTGGCGCCGGTACGGGGTACAAATTCACCAATGACGGACACACGGCATTGTTGGTGAAAAATACGAGCGCGGTGAATACACCGAACGTCGTCGTCGTAACGGGCGGTAGTGCGGACGGAAACGCAATATCGGACGTAACGGTTGCGCAAGTGGCGAGTACGGATAAACTACTAGGGCCATTTCCGAAGCCAACCTATGACCAAAGCGGATCGGATGAAGGTATGGTGTACGTGTATTTCAGCGGCGGAAACGAGACCGATTTGCGCATAGCCGCAATTCGCGTATAGGAGAAAACAAATGGAAGTATTGATCAGAGAGAGTATCGGATTGTCGCCCGATAAACTCGGTACTCATGAAGGTCGTGAAATGCAGGACTTTTTCATTAAAGACTTGCGCGAACGAGTATCCGAAGGCGGTATCGAATTGGGGCGCATCGAAATTACAACCGATAACGGCGGGCATTGTTGCACATTGACCGCTACGGTGCTAGGGCCGGTACGCATAACACGCGCGGACGCGCCGGTAAAATCGAAAACAAAGAAAGGGGATTCCGACAATGGGAACTAAAGCGAATCTAATGGCCGGTACGGGCTTGCTCTATCAGGCTCCTACCGGGGAAGCGTTACCGGAAATCAACGATCTGGCTCCGCCCGCCGTAACCGTAACGCCAGCAGGCAACTGGTCTGTTATGGGTTTTACGGTGGACGCTCATGAGTTGATATACGAACCGGAACACGAAGAAATTTTCGTAAATGAACATCAGGGGCCAGTCAAAATCGTACTGGTCAAAGAAGGCGCGATGTTCAAGGCGAAATTTGCGGAGAACGATTTGACCGCATACGTTCGCGCAATGTCTGCCGGAACGCTCTCCACAACGGCGGCGGGCGCGAATCAAACCGCCCAGGATATTCTGAAGGTCGGCGATGGAACGCTTACCGAAAAGGCGCTTTTGTATGTCGGTACGAGTCCCGAATCCGGTTCACGGTTGATTCACATTCCGTTCGCGGTGGCGACGGGCGGGGCAATTTTGCGCCACGCCAAACAACATGGCGACATGAATTTCGATGTCGAGTGGACTATCGAATGCAACCCGAGCGGTACAGCCGGACAGCGCATGTTCCTCGTATACGACATTACCGCTGCGGCATCGAGCTAAGCCATGCAGATATACGGTATAGAAGAAAAAGACCTTCGGGCCAATAAGCCCTTCACGCTATTCGAGGTGGAGGGCAAACCCTACAAAGTGCGCTTGTTGCCTATCGATAAAGCCGATGATTGGCTCACGCAAGTCGAGTTATTGGCAGAACTCGATAAGTTGCTCATGTTGGCGAAGTCGATGGGCGAAAACACACATGAAAAATCGGCGCAACATCGGGCCGCGCTCAAACAATGCGTGCTAGATTACGATCCGGTGGCATTGCCGCGAGAGGAATTAGAAGGGAAACTGAGTGCCGCGCAATACATGACCGCCCTCATGATATTGAAGGCATTTAATGACCCTTTCGATTTCTCCCAGTTGTTGAACCAGGCCGTAATATCGGAGCAACTGGCGAAGTTACCGACATCCCTGGTGGAACGGGCGATTGCGAGTATGCAGAAACCCTCGGATTAGTAGTTGTGGCGGGGGATTTTCTTATTTTATCGA